CGTAAAGACCGCCCAAGTCATTGAAGGGATTTGCAGGCACATTGAGGTCAATTCCAATGCGGATACCGCCTACGATACGGCGTTTGACCATGCGGTAAGAATGGGTTGGGGTTTCTGGCGCGTGACCACAAATTACGTTAAGGAAGATTCGTTCGATCAGGAAATCTACATCGACACAATTCCTAACCCATTTACCGTTTACTTTGACCCTAATTCCGAGCGTGTAGATGGGTCTGACGCAGAGCGTTGCCTTATCACCACAATGATGAGCAAGGCTAAATTCCGCAAGTTGTACCCTGATTGTGATGATGGAACATCATTTACCCAGCGCGGAACAGGTGATAGTCAATCGGAATGGATTACCAAAGAGGATATTCGGATTGCCGAGTATTTCTACGTTAAGCGGGAATCGGCGACCCTTTATCAATTGTCCAACGGTAAATCCATGTTTGCCGAGGGCAAGGACTTTAAAGAGCGCCTAGCCGCCTCTGGCCTTGAAATTGTTAGCGAACGGCAATCGTTTAAGCGCACAATCAAATGGAAAAAGCTAACCGCTATTGAGGTTATAGAGGAACGGGATTGGCCTGGCATTTACATTCCCGTTGTCCCTGTTTACGGGCGGCACGTTGTTATAGGCGACAAACGGCACAAATTTGGGATGGTTCGTCATGCTAAAGATGCCCAGCGGATGTATAACTTTTGGCAGACAACCATTACGGAGTCTGTTGCGCTTGCGCCCAAGGCTAAATGGCTTATGGCTGAAGGCCAAGACGAAGGTCACGAAAGCGAATGGGCAGCGGCTAACGTTAAGTCTTTCCCATTACTTCGCTATAAGCAGACGGACATTGATGGGCAGACTGCGCCACCGCCTCAACGCTTACAGCCAGAGCCACCGCCTGCGGGAGTCATGGCTGCGGCAGCGGGAATAAACCAAGATATAGCCACATTGATGGGTATTTACGACCCGTCACAGCAATTGCCAGGCAATATTTCGGGCAAGGCGTTGAATGGTCAACAACAACAAGTTGATTTGACTAACTTTGATTTCTACGACAACCTGACAAAATCTATTGCCCACACGGGTAAAGTTATCCTAAACCTTATCCCTCATATTTACGATTCGCAGCGGGTAATGCGGATTATTGGGGATGATGGCAAGCCTGATTTGGTCACGATCAACGAAGCCAAGCAGGACGAATCGGGCGTATTTAAGGTTTTGCACGACATGACCGTGGGCGAATATGATGTGGTTATGGAAACCGGCCCAGGCTTTAACTCCAAGCGCGAGGCTGCGGTAGATGCCATGATGCCATTGGTAACCGGCAACCCTGATTTGTTTAAGATTGCTGGCGACTTGGTGTTTAGGAATATGGATTTCCCTGGCGCGGATGTCATTGCCGACCGACTGGCAGCATCTAACCCATTGGCGCAGATTGACGATAAATCGCCTGTGCCGCCTCAAGTTCAGATGCAATTGAAGCAAAATCAAGCGCAAATGCAGCAAATGCAACAACAAATGCAGCAAATGCAAATGATGATTAAACAGCGCCAAGATATTGAACAAGTCAAGCAAGACGCAGAAACCAAGCGGGTAATCATTAAAGAAACTAACCGCGCCCACGATATTGAACTCAAAAACGCCGAAAGGCACAAAGAAATGGAGTTGCGGACAGAAACTACGGCTCACGATACCGTGCTTAAAACCCAGACCCAATTGGAAATTGAACGCATGAAGGCTGAAGTTGCCTTAATGTTGGCCCATTTGGATAAAGCGGCGGCTCATGCCGCATCTTTGGAAACAACTGAGCGTGCAATATAGATTTGTGGTATAAACCACACAACCTTACCAGTTAGGTTTTAACTGGGTAAAAATCTTGAGGAAACTCATGTCAAGTGAAAAAGAAGCCGGTCAGGTACTGACTAGCGAGAATGCAGCGGAATTTTATGCAAACCGAATGGGTTTAGCCGATCAAGCGCCCACCGAGGCTGAAGTTGAGGATTCTCCTTCAGAGCCGGTAGAAAGCGAGGAACGGAGTGAATCAGGAGCAGAAAAGGAAGCGAAACCGACAGAGGAACGGAAACAGAATCCGAAACTCGAAAAACGGTTTTCAGAGATAACTAAGCAACGCGAACAGGCCCGTCAAGAAGCGGCGCAAGAACGCGAAGCAAGGCAAAAGCTGGAATCCGAGTTAGCGGCTTTAAGGCAGCAGGCGCAACCTCAACAGGTTAAATCTACTGACGAAAAGCCTCAGCCGAGTCAATTTACTGATGCTTTTGAATATGCAGAGGCATTAGCAGATTGGTCGGCAGAGCAAGCATTGGTAAGGCGAGATAAGGAAGATTTGCAGCGCAGGGCAGACGAAGCGCAACAGAAAGTGATTTCTAGTTGGGCGCAAAAGGTTGCAGCAGCGAAGGCAGAGATACCAGATTTCGATGACATGGTGGCCTCAAGTGGAGTTGCGGTAAGCGACCCTATTAGAGATGCTATCTTGGAGAGTGACGTAGGCCCACAAATCCTGTATCACTTAGCCAAAGAGGACGAACTTGCACAAAAGATCGCTTCAATGTCGCCAAACGCTGCGCTACGCGAGATTGGGAAACTAGAGGCTAGGTTTGAGAAGCAACCTGAGACTAAGCCGAGTAATCCTGTTGGGAAAAGTAAAGCACCACCACCGATTAGCCCTATTCGGAATGCTGGCGGCAAGGCAGATGTCGAGATTGGCTCAGATGGTCAATTTCATGGCAGCTATCAGGCTTGGAAAGCGGCGCGTAAGGCTGGTCGAATTCGATAGTTTTTATTTTTAAGGAAAAATCATGGCAAATAATTTGCTAACTATTTCCAAGATCACCAACGAAGCGCTGATGGTCTTGGAGAATGAACTTACGTTCACAAGTGAAGTAGACCGTAACTACGACGACCAATTTGCCGTTAAATGACAGCGGCCTAGCCCTTTGAGGGTTAGGAAAACCATCCCTGATTGACTTGGAAGCCCAGCAGTGGGCGACAGGGCGCAAGCAAGAGAAATCTGTGCAGCGTGAACGACTAAGTGGGAAGGCCTCTACGGAGGATGCGATAGTCTGAACTCTGGTATAACAAAAGAAGCCGGAGAGGGTAGATCGAAGAATCCACCCCGCCCGAAAGGGTCAGTAAGCGAAAGCTGAAGTAACAGAATGTGTTGGTGCGAAGATAGGTAATACCGTTAACGTCCGTAAACCAGGTCGTTTCATTGGTACTACGGGGCCGGCGCTTTCTGTCGAGGACTTCAACGAAACGTCTGTACCTGTCACTTTATCGACACAATTCCACGTTGATACCCAGTTCACCACTCAGGACTTGGCTCTGTCGCTGGATATGTTCTCTGACCGTGTGCTAAAGCCCGCTGTCGCTGCAATCGCCAATAAGATTGACCGCGATGGTATGGTTATGGCTAACGGCAATACCGCTAATATTGTCGGTACTGCTGGTACGCCTCCCACTGGTCTGATTACTTATCTGACCGCAGGCGCATACATGGACAGCGAAGGCGCTCCGCGCGATGGTCGCCGTTCTTGCATCATTGAGCCGTTTACCTCTGCAACTATTGTTGACAGCCTCAAGGGTCTATTTGTACCCCAAGAAGCTATCGGCGAGCAGTATCGCAAAGGCTTGATGGGTCGTGATTCCGCTGGCGTTAACTGGAAACTAGACCAGAACGTTGTAAGCCAAACCTTTGGTTCGTGGAGCGCAAACACCATTGCTATCAACGTAACAACGGCAACTGGCTTCCTGTCCTCTGGTTGGGCTTATAGCAGCACTTTGTCTATGACTGCTTCGTCAGCTTCTACTTTGAATGCTGGTGACGTGTTCACTATTCCTGGTGTGTATGGCGCTAACCCACAAAATCGTCAATCGTATGGCAAGCTGCGTAACTTCGTAGTTTTGTCCACCACGACTGTCGGTACTGGTGCTACTAACGTTACGGTTTCTCCAGCAATTATTACTGCTGGTCAATTCCAAAACGTTGTTGTAACTTCTAGCGGTTCGCAAAACATTACGGCGTTTAACAACACCGGCGTGGCTTCTCCGCAAAACATTATGATGCACCGCAATGCGTTTACGCTGGCTATGGCTCCACTCGAGCTGCCTGACGGTGTCCATTTTGCTGGTCGTGCAAGCGATAAGGAAATCGGTCTGTCTATGCGTGTTGTGCGTCAGTACACCATTAATAACGACTCAATTCCAACCCGTCTTGATGTCTTGTATGGCTGGGCGCCTCTCTAT